CCGGCAGTGCTGGGACACGGTGAAATACTTTTCGCCGGTGCTGCGTGAGGATGGTACCATCTGGGTACACCCCATGTACCCGGAGGCACTGAAAGCGCTGCCCACGCTGGAGGCGCGGCTGGATGAGTTATTGGAGGCTGGAATTGGATAAAAAAGAGATCGTGCCAAACTGGCACTATACGCTGGAGGATTTTCTGTATACCACGGCACCCTATGAGGAACTGGCGGAGTATGCAGATAATCCGTTTGTCCACCAGCGGATGATAGAAGCCATGTCGCGGTATGCCGCGTCACTGGGTTTCCGGCAATTAAAGCTGATGTACCGGGAGTACAACAAGGCGGTAAAGGCCAGCAGCGCCGGGGGAACCATCTATGTGGGCGACAATCCCACGCGGTTTGACGGGCAGCCGCTGGAGCTGAACGCCGGGGACTGGGAAGCCGACGACGGCGGGATACGGCGCACCTACGGCGGCGTGGAGTGTGTGGCGTGTCCCCATCCGGTGATGCCGGTGGAGCGGCTGGTGAACATCGACACCGGCGAGGAAAAGCTGCGGCTGGCCTTCCGCAAGGGCGCTGTGTGGCGGCGGTGCATCGTGGAAAAACGGACGCTGGCCAGCGCCAATAAGGTGACGGAGCTGGCGGGGATCGGTATCGCGGTGAACAGCGAAACGGCAAAATCCTTCGTGAAGTACATCAGCGAATTGGAAAACCTGAACTATGAGCTGATACCGGAGCGCAAGAGCATCGGGCGGTTCGGCTATATCGCAGGCGAGGGCTTTTCTCCCTATGTGGAGGGGCTGATCTTTGACGGCGACGCCAACTT